TCAGCATTTTTATGCCGATAGTCATGTATGATCATAAATCTTTTTACGTTTTCTGATACAGCAGAAGATTGACCATAGAAAAATGGATTTTTCTTGTTAATCGCAGGAGCAGATAATATGTCACTTAAGTTCGCAAGATATATTTCGTTATCAGCAAGAGTAGAAAATAAGAAGTATGGATAACCTTCTTTGTCTGTGGCTCTATTCTTAATCCAAATCATTGATTCAAGTGGATTCATATTTGGTATAATAACATTCATCTCACCCTGATAATTATTTTCGCCAATGACGTTTACTGTTTTATTTAGAAATTGACTCGCGATATTACTAATAATACTCGATGGTTTACCTCGATACGATCTATTTACATTATATAAATTTGATTTGAATGCAACTTCTTCTGTAAGATGCAGCATAATAGTTTCAGTATTATCATTTAATTTTTTTGTTTCTACAAGATCAATAATAAACATCTTCTCATATATTGGACCATTTTTTGATCTCTTAAATGCAATCGTTAGATTCTCTGCACCTTGCAAATCTGCACGATTGTACACTCTTGAAAAATCTGTCAGAATAATATTGCCCGATAAATATGGCTTATCAAGATGCTCATATATTTCAATCGCTGAAACAAGTGTTCTTAGATCAACAGGATCGATAAATCTGCCGACATGATTTAACTCTACTTTTTCAAGAATATAATCAGAAGACTGCTGATCATTTTGAAAAACTTGTTGTTCAGCCATATTAGTTTCCTATAGCTTTACGATATAATGCTGCCACTTCTTGAATACTATCAGGCTTAATAACAGTAATTTCTTTTAACTTATTATTTTGTGTATGATAATAATCTTCGATAGTTACTTCAAGCTGTAGTGCACCAGGCCCGGTAGCTGGATTAATATCTACTCTTTCACCGTTTTGTGTATAGTGATTAGGAGATTTATATTCAGGCATAGTATTACAGTCAACAGATTGTGTTCCAATTGCATCAATAGATTTTGAAATCACTCTTTCGATAGGACTAAAAGGTATAGTTCCAATCAACTCAATATGAATAGCACCAACATCTAATCTTCTTCGAAGTACTTTACCTCTAGCACCAGAATTTTGTCCAACTACAATTTCTCCTGGTTTAAAGTGACCAGTCAAATCATCTTTTGTCATAGCTACTGTATGAGGAAAATCTCTTTTTAATTGTTTTTCCATTTGCCGAAACGATAGTGGCCAACCGGACTCTCGCAAATGGTCATTCATTAGAAAAAATGTCCAATGATATGACGGAGAACCATATAGGTTCATCGATGCATTATCAGGTCTTTCGTGCTCTTGAATATAATATTTTAGATAAAATGCTTTACTTCTTTTGATCTCATCAATAATATCTACATATAATGACATATCTTGTATAAGCTCAGTAACAACAATGCCTGTGCCTATATCTTCGGCTTCATTACCAAAAACATATTCTACTCTTGGGAAATACTTAAAATAATCCATTAGTGTGGTCCTACATTTGTTGCAACCGAGCCTTCTAAGATGTCTTTCTTTGTAAGAGCTCTGAATTCTGTAAATGTTAATGATAGATCTACTTCGGTAGGTTGACCATCTGCGTGAAATACCATATTCGAACTATTATATGTCGTCGTGGCATTCTCAAGATAACACATCAAAGGCTGAGGTAATTTAGTATTGCGAACACCGTTATACAGATACTGAATCTTAAACATCTTAGGAAAGTTAAATCCTATAGGCAGACCACCAATTTCAATGGCTTCTGGATACATTTCAGATCTGAACTTTCTTATAATATCTTGTATTTCTGTGGCTTCTTTTGATGAAGTTGCAATCAATTTAAAGACAAATGTAAATTTACGAATAGTTGGTCCTTCGAACATAGATCGAGTATTCGGATTAATAATCTTTTGTAGTGCAACTCTTGTGAAGTTTTGTATTCCACCGCTTGGTAATATATTAAATGCTCGTGTAGCCGCAACCTGTGCAGCTTCTGCCGACGCTAAATCACCTTTTAAAAGATTAAACAAATCAGCTGCACCTTCGGTAACACCTTTTGCCACAGATCCTATTAAGCTTCCTTGATTTCTACTCGCAGCGAGTGCTGTAGCTCCACTAGGCCCAAGGTTCGCATTACTATAAGTTACAGCATCGACATTGGCAACATTAGGAGGAAAGTAAAGTGTTACGTGTTGGTTCAAATCAGTTGGGTTTAAGCTTAAATCTCTATTTGTTCCAGTAGCATCTTGTTCGGCCTTAGCACGTTGAGCTGCAACGTCTTGTGATTGCCTTTCAAAAGGACTAGCTGCCCGTGCTGATGCAGCTCTATCGCCTGATGATGTTCCTGGCGGCCCAAGTGCACCTATATTAGGAGCGTCAGAACCTGATTTCTTTGCATCTTGAGATTTTGAATCTTGACCTTTTTTCTCTACGTTTTTAGATTTAAACAAGAACGGCATATCAGCAATTTGTGATGCAGCTTCTTTATCAATTGTATATGGATTAATTTCATACAAAGAAAAACGTATACCAGCTTTGTAATAATCTTGGTTTTCTAAAGGATATTTTAGATTTAATGCTTTTGCTGATGCAGGTGTAGCTACAGTTTCTGTGGGTTTATTGATTTTTACAGAGGTTACTTCAGGCTTTGCTACCTCTGGTTGTTCAACAGCGCCATCATATGTTGGCAAAGTAGTATAACGATCAGGCATAGTATTTCCTTATAAATAAAACATAATCCTTTACAATCTATTTATATAGTTTTATGGCATATTCTGGAAGATATAAACCTAACATTAAAAAGTATAGAGGCAATCCTGATAAAGTAGTCTATAGGTCTATGTGGGAAAAATATGCCTTTATGTGGTGTGATAAGAACGAAGACGTCAAGTCTTGGTCTTCTGAAGAAACAGTTGTGCCATATTATTATGACGTTGATAAAAGATACCATCGTTATTTTGTAGATCTAAAAATTACATTTAAGAATGGAAAGACTGTATTAGTAGAGATTAAACCAGACAAAGAAACAAGTCCACCTACAGGAAGTAGAAAAACAAAACGATATATTTCTGAGGCAATGACATATGTAAAGAATATGAATAAGTGGGAAGCTGCACATAGTTATGCAAATGATAGAGGATGGGAGTTTCAAGTATGGACCGAGAATACTTTACAAAAAATGGGTATTATGCCAAAGCCGCAACCAGGTAAATTAAAACCATTGAAACCACTACAGCCATATCGAAAAAAGAAGAAAAAGTGATATAAATAGAATCATGAGTAATCTATTTCAAAAAATTGGATATGAAGCATTTCGGGCTGGAATTAATCCTCGTACTGCACAATCACGAGATTGGTTTCAACAAAAGGTAGCTGGTCTTAGAAATATTAATCGTTTAGAACTAATGAAAAGCGAGCCATTACAACTAAAGAACAGACAACTCGTTGGTTCTATGAATATGTTTTTCTATGATGCAAAGCATAAAGATACCTTGCCTTATTATGATAAATTTCCATTGGCTATTATAGTAGGTCCAGCTCCTGGTGGATTCTATGGTTTGAATTTACATTATCTACCAGCGCCACTACGGGCTAAATTTTTAGATGCACTCTTAAATATTACAAGCAATAAATCATTTGACGAAACTACTAAATTTGAATTATCTTATAAGATGTTAAATGCGTCAAGAAAAATGAGATATTTTAAACCATGTTATAAACATTACTTGCTAAGTAACGTAAAAAGTAGATTCGCCCGGGTACCCGCCCCTGAGTGGGAGATCGCTACATTTTTACCAACAGCCGATTGGCAAAAAGCGAGTGGTAATACTGTTTACAAAGATTCAAGGAAAATGATTTAATGTCAACTATCGATCAATTCAAATCTGCAGCCTCACTAAAATTAGGATTTGCGAGATCAAATCAATTTTTAGTACAATTACCTACAAATTTAGGTGGCAAACCAGGCCTCACTGGATTTGCAGGTCTATTACAAAAGATCGGATCGCTTTTAGGTGGAGAAGATTTAAATCTTTTATGTGCTCAAGCTCAGTTGCCTGGTAAAAGAGTTCTTACTCACGAAAGAAATATTGGCGCAGAAAACCAGCAAGTAGCATACGGTTATATTGCGGAACCTGTTTCTCTGACATTTTATTGCATGAATGATTATGGTGTAGTAAAATATTTTGATGAGTGGAGAAACTTGACAATCAATGAAATTCCTGGTGAAGCATTCTATAAAAAAGATTATGCTAAACCAATTAAGATACATCAATTAAGAAGACCACTAGTAGGAAAAACTCTCTCCGCTGGACCAATAAAAATCAATTTAGGTCTTGGTGGTAGTAGTGTATATTCTGTTGAACTGCTTGATGCATTTCCTACCAATGTTTCGGCAATTGAATTAAGTAATGAATTAGATGGCCTCGTACAGGTAACTGTAGGCATATCTTATACGAATTGGATAAATACGAAAGGTGGCCAAGGTTGGATCTCAGCTTCTGCTGGACTGGGAAGCCTTGGGTTATAGGAGAAATAAATGGCACTACCGAAGTTGAATGAAATACCAAAGTATGATTTAGTTATACCATCTCTTAATGAAACAGTACGCTTCCGCCCTTTCTTAGTAAAAGAGCAAAAGGTATTGATGTTAGGATATGAATCTCAAGATAAAAAAGAAATTTTAAAAGCAATTTTAGATACCATCCATGCATGTATATCTGAAAATGTTGATTATAATAAGTTAACTACGTATGATGTAGATTATATCTTTACTAAAATTAGGGCAAAGTCCGTTGGTGAATCTGCAGATATTAAAATAGCCTGCGAATCATGTCAAGAATATAATGATATTAAAGTTAATTTAGATGCAATCGAAGTACAGAATAAAAAAGAAACTGATACAGTAAAATTGAATGATGAAATTTCTGTAAAACTTCGTCATCCTACATACGATTATTTTATGAAGAGCGCTACGTTTTTCAAAGAAGATAGAAGCTCTACAGATCGAATGATGGATCTAGTTGTGTCATGTTTAGATTCTGTTATGACCGAAGATGAAGTAATTAAAATTAGTGATGAATCTCCTGAAGAAGTATTAGGATTTATTGAATCGTTATCAACTAGCCAATTTGAAATGATTACAAGTTGGGTTGAATCAATACCTTCTGTATCTACAGATATTGAATTTGTATGTAGTGCATGCGGAGAAGAAAATAAGAAAACACTGAAAGGCCTTGATGATTTTTTTTAATAAACCTCTCGCACGATAGTCTCGAGAACTTTTTTAGAGTAAACTTTCAGTTACTACAAAATTTTCATTATTCGCTATATGATCTTGACACTATGATACCGTGGGAGAGGGAGATTTATATTACAATGTTAATCGAAGATTTAAAAGAAAAAGAACAAGCACAACAACAACGAGGATAATATGGCTACACTAGCTGATGTCAGTGCAAAATTAGACGCTTCAAACGACCAAGCCGAGGCACAAACAAAATCTATTGATCAACTCAATGCGAATTTTTCTTTGTTCTTGCGTGAATTATCTGAAGATGACAGTGCTGAGCGAGAAGATAAAAGAGAAGCATCAGTTAGAGGCGGCGCGCCACCAGCTGCAGCTCCTGCAGGTGGAGGTAGTTTATTCGGCGGTAAAAGTCTATTAGGATTTGCAAGTGGTATTGGTGCAGGCATGCTTAAGCGTGGTGTACCAGGTTTGATTGCAACAATGTTTGCAGATGAAATTGCTGATTATGTTTATGATCAAACAGGCAGTGCTGAGCTTTCAGATGCAATTGGTAGATCTATTACTTTCGGTGGAATTGGTTTAATTTTTGGTAAAAGATTTGGTGTACTAGGCGCTGCTATCGGTGCACTGCTAACTGATGAAAACAAGAAAGCACTTACTGGATTAGGAGAGACAGTAGAAGGTATTGCAAAAGATTTAGGAATTTTTGAATTAGGATTTCCAAGTTTATCAGGCATATTTACAGGTATTAGTAATGCGTTTGGTAATACAGTAACTAATTTAGATAATTTATTAAAGGGTGATTTTGATAAGCTAGATGTTCTAGGCTCGCTTGAAGATTTGGCTATTACTGTTGGCAGTTTATTTACTCTGTTCATGCCAGGAAAGGCTATTAGCCTTGCACTTCGTGCTTTAACAAAACCATTTAGAATGGCATTTAATGCAGTACGAGGTACTGCGACTGCAGCAAGTGCCGCAGGTGTTACAGCATCGACTGCAACTGCATCAACGGCTACTGCTGCAGCAAGTACAGTGACAAAACCTAGGAATTTTACCGTAAATAAAGCTGGAGAATTTATAGGAAAATCTGGTAAAAAATTAACTGGTGCTGCATTAGCCACGGCTCAAGCTACACAAGCTGCAGACACTGCAAAGTTAGGAAGATTTAATAAACTAGTAGGTTTTGCAAAAAAGGCTCCATTATTAGGTAGCTTAGTTTCATTAGGCCATATTGGTTATATATTGGCTAGCGATCAATCAAAAGAAGATAAAGTTGCTAATGTTACTGGAGCATTGGGTGGATTAGCTGGTGCTACAGGCGGTGGATTACTTGGTGGTCTGCTAGGTACTTTAGGGTTTCCAGGAATTGGTACTGTAATTGGCGGTGGAGCAGGTAGCGTATTAGGTTATTTTGCTGGTGAATATATTACTAAAGCGTTAGCTCAGTATTTACTCGATATGCCTATTACAGCTTTTCCAGATTGGACTGGCTTAAATGATATGATGAATAATAATGTGAAAACTGGTAGTGGTGGAACAGCAATACAGTCGGGTGGCAATGCAGGAGAAATTGATGTAGGTAGTAATACCGTACCACAAAATACTAAATCAGATAATCAACCTTCGGCTATGAGTATTGCCAATGCTTACAATCAAGCTTCACAAGGTGGGTCTGGAACAAGTTATGTGGATGCATCAAATAATGTTTCTAATTATACTGACGCATCCACAAATCAAGGTATTACAGTGCCATTCGCAGGATCAGGAGATCCTTACGCTAACATGTATGTAGGTTAAGCTTCTTCGTTAGCCAACTTAGCAAAATATGACATTGTATCATCACCGTCATCAACAGACATTTCTTCTGCTGTAACTGGTGCAGCCACTGGCATTGTTGGTGTAGGTGCTGGAGTATTCATTTGCATTTCTTGTTGCATTGATGGTGCACC